CATAGCCCAACTGTACCTATCTTACTGTCTTCTGTAAGGTTTCCCCATTTATTAAGTTCTTCTTTAAATATTTGATATTCTCTTTTACGAAACCTTTTATACCAATCTTTTGTAGGCTCTGGAGTCTTAATACCGTAACTGGCTAATACAGTTCTAGCTAAAGACAAACAATCAGCAGCACCATGCTTGATAGGATCAGCACCTAACCGATATGGCATGCCAATAAGATGTACAGGCTTCATCTGTTTTGTATATCTCCAGTTACAGGTAATGCTCCAACAATACTTGAAGTTAAACGTCTGTTAGGTGCCGTGGTACCAACAGCATCAATAGAACTGCTTAACAAAACTTCAATAGTTTCTGCATCGTAAGACAAAGAAGCTGCTAACCAATTATCTCTTGTTAAAAAGTTATTGCCATATATTTCTTGTGGATTCATTGTTTCTGGATCTACTTTAGATACAAACACTTCAACACTATATTTTTCTGTAATTACTTTCTGAGCAAAAGACATAGATACCTGATTATTAGCAAGAATTAAAGCAGCCTCTAAATTATCTCCTGATTTATTTTTTGCAGCACCTTGATATATAAAATTTAAGAATTTGTATGTAAATTCTTTATTGTTTTCATCTGGATTTTGAGATGGAAAAACTGCTTTTATTTGACTTTCGTCCAACTTATCGGGATTACATTTACCATTCTGAAAACGAAATTCAGTTTCACCAAAAGGTTTGGAATCTTTAGGTTTTTTTCTAATAACTACAAACGTAGTGATAGCAGTGAGACTCATATACCTATCTTAGCTCTGGAACTTCTTGAGTTCTTAAGAGTATTTAATGTGCGTGACTGTCCTAAAGTAGCACCTTGTTTTGCAGCAGCATTTATTATCTGAGGAACAGAATCTTTTGGAACGTATTCATCTCCATTGAAGTTAAGGACAGGGCCAGTATATTCAACGATTGTGTTACCAGAAGAGCCTGCAACTGTACCAGATGTACCTGAGCCTCCTGGAATAACAGCACCACCTCTGGCACCTGCGGAATATCTAGCCATCGCTCCATCCATCTTAGAAGATGGGATAACGTATTCTGGTTCACCACCTTCACCTATCATTCCAAGAGTAGGAGAACTGACGACTCCACCATATTGAAAAGCTTTAAAACTACCAGAACGAAGGTAGCCACCTTGTTCTCCACCAAAAATTTTACCAAACATGGCACCAAAAGCTTTATTTAAGAACATAGAAGCTAGTTGTCTTGCGACTCCTGCTAATGATTCACTTAAACTCTTAGTTCCATCTATAAGACCCATGATTGCATTAGTAGTTTCAGTGGCTAGTAAATTAGCAATCTCTTCATTTTTAATTTTAAACTTATCTGTCTCATCATTTAAAGTTCTTTGATCTGTTATTAATTTATCCATAATTGGTTTTCTTTCTTCAAGGAATTTATTAATACCTTCATTTATATTTAATAATCTTTCTTTTTCTTTTCCAATTAAATTATTATCTTTAATAAGTTTGTTATTTTTTTCAATTTCTTGCAAACCCATTTCTTTTTCTTTTTCAAAAATAAATTGAGTTTTAGCAATTTTTTCAGACAATGTTTTACTATTTCCCTCTTTCATCAAAGTCTCTACTTTATTTCTTAAATTTAATTCATCTTGTACAGTTTTAATAAGATTTTCAGATTGAACGCTTTTTGATTGAGCAAGTATTCTTCCTCTTTCTTGAGTAGCTAATATTTCTTTATCAATATCTAATGATTGTTGTTTTTTAAATGCTTCATCAGACATTACTTCCAAATCTCCCACCAAAGAACCTGATGTGCCTTTTAATTTCTTTTTAGGCATAGCATTTATAGCTGCTTGTCGTCTTTGTATGTCTAAAGCTTGTGTATTGCCCCTTTGAGCAGCATCTTCAATAAGTCTGTTATTACTTGATTTTTTTAATGCATTTTCTGCTCCTGATATTTTAAGTATAAAATTTAATATTTCTGCTGTAAAAGATTGCAATCTTGTCAAAGCTAATTTAAATTCACCACCTAGAAGTTTTGATGATTCACCAAATCTTTGTAAAGCACTAATTCCATTTTGTCCAATATCATTTGCCATTAATCTCATCGCAGCATTAAAAGCTGCTGTTTCACCTTTTGTTTGTTGAATGAATTTTATCTGTTCAGCTTGAGCACTATTTTGTAATCCTAATGAAGTTACAACTGATTCTGTATTACGACTAAATGGTCCTAATGCCTGACCTAATTCAGATGCACCTGAAACTAATCTATCTACTAAAGATCCAAGATTTGTTCCAACAAGTGATAATGCAAAACCAAATTGACCTCCCATCATACCACCAGCAAAACCACCAGCAGCACCACCAGCAGCAGCACCAACTCCTTGTCCAAATAACAAAGGAAAAGCACCACCAATCAAAGCATTAGATTGTGCATTTCTTAAAGATTGCTGTTTACTTCGTCCTTTTTGTACTCTTAATAACTTGTCATTTCTTCTTGTTAAAACTTTTAAATCTTGAGAAGCTTTTACACGAATATTATTTAAATTTTGCTCTTCAGTCGTTAATTTTGCGATCTCATCTGCTCTTGCACTAAACGCTGAAAATCCTCCTGCGGATCTAACAGGTTCTACTGGACCAATTCTTCCACCTATTTGTCCAAAATCTCTACCTGATCTACCTGTAAATACATTGCCAAATTGATTTCTTCTTGAAGATAAAATATTAGATTCTCTTCTACTTTTTATATCACCAATATTACCTCTAATATCAGATGTTAAAGGACTAAATTGGCCTCGTAATTTTGCATTATTAACAGCTTCTGCTGTTTTTCTATTTAGTTCTCCTTGTATCTGTAATTTTTCATTTAAGGTTTTTGCAGACTTAATTTCTAAAGCTAATAAAGCCTGTTGTAATTCTTTCTCTCCTTGTTTTTGAGTTAATATTTTTTGAGCAAGTATTTTATCGGCATTTTGTGAAAACTCTATATATCCACCACCTGTTGATTGTGTTGGCCTTGTTTTTCTACGATTTCTTTCTATAGATTTTAATACAGGATCAACAGCTAATCCCATACCTTGAGCACTTCTTGCTCCTTTTAATAAAAGATTTCTTTTATTTAATTCAGCATTATAAGCACTTTCTGTTTTTACTAAAGTTTCGATTGATTTTCTATAAGCAGTAGTACCTGATGCAGCATTATTAAATAAAATATTAGAAAGCCTTAATTGATCGTTTATTTTTGCAAAACTTTGAACAAAACCTCTTGATCTTTCATTAATTTTTTTTATTTCTCCTGCTAGCTGACCTAATTTTTTTTGCGTTTTTACAATTTCAGCACTACCTTTAATTGCAATATCTATTTGTGTCTGTATTCTATCTGCCACTATCTATTAGCTAATTTGTTTTATTCTACCTACGTCTGCGGATTTTTTCCATTTCTTTCTCTTGATCTTCATTTAATACCTGAAAATATGCACTCCAACCTAAGACTTCTTCAAGAGTCATTTTTCTAACCTCAGATAAACTCATTCCTAACTCTTTTGCGATACCAAACTGCAACATCATTAAGTTGTCTTTACGCAGTTCAGCACTTAGTCTTTTGGGTCAATAGGCTCTTCTTCTTCCTGTATGACACATAACATTAATTTTTGTAGGTCAGAATCTCTTATCTCATTTTTTAAAATGTCAATCTCACCAGGTTGAAACAATTTTTCTCCATTTTGATCCTGTGCTTTTGTTAACAATAAACGTAAAGCAAATTCATTTGTATCATCACCTTTAGCCATTTTTAAAGCTCTTTCCTTTTCAGCTAATGTCAAAGGTGTGACCCACATTTCAAAGGAAGTACCATCAGATAATGTAACTTCTTTTTTTGTTGCTTCTAAGTTTGCAGCTTTACGCAAACGATCAATCGCTCGCATGGTCTTGTTTGATGCCATAAATTATATATATTTATTATTATATTATATCAGTTCTATATAAGTTATCAATAACTATGATTTAGATAAATCAAAAGTAGGCTGTGCAGAAGGTCTGAACTCTACATTTACCGACTGTGGATCGTCAGGGTTAACGCTGAATCCAGCAGATGTTAATGTAGCATCAAAACTGATAAAACGACTTAATGTATCGCTGACGGTACCACCAGAGAATACCTGATCTATATAAAGTTTAAATGAAGCACCTACCTGTTGCCTCTGTAAAACATCCTTGATCATTCTATTAGCAAGAGTTGTATCTTCATCTGTCATATAAACAGTTGCAGAACCAGAACCATCACCAAAACCTGATATAAACTTTCTGAATGGAACAAACTGACCTGGAGTTCCTCCAATAGTTGTTACATCAATCTCGTCCCTAGTAATTTCAAAAGTCCATTCTCTAACCTGAGAAACACTCTCATGGGCACCATAAGCTATCTGAAATACGTTTGGAGAGGCAGCAGTTCCTGTATCTGTAATATCAACCGCAGAACCACCATTAGTAGCAGAAACTGTTAGTGCTCCTGTCGCAGCAGTATAAGTTTTAATAAAAAATGTATCTGAAGTATTCAGACCAGCAGGTAAGGTACCTGTACCCGCAGCACCTGTCTGTGAATTAACAACAGAAAATTTAACAGGATCTCCTGCTTCAAAATTTAAAAAAGAATCGACTATAATTGTTTCCGTACCGATAGTAACGTCACTTGAGTTAAAAGTTCCAATAGTACCAGCAGGTTTATAGTAAAGAGCACCAGAGGTACCAGATAAACAAGTAGCTGCCATAACGTAAATGAAAGACCTAATTATAGGTTAGCAGATTTTGGTAATTTGTTTAGCTTAAGACAGTGGCAACATAAGAAGTATCTATTCTTCCTTCAAATAAAGGAGGAGTTTCAATTGTAGAAAAACTAGGACCAGATATATTACCAACTCTAAAAAATACACCAGTATTTGATTTAGCAGTATTATTTAAAGTTTCTAAAACATTAACAGCAGTGGTAACAAGAGTTTGATTTCTAGCTGGACCTTTACCTTTTTCTGTAAACACAGCAATAATTATTGCACCTCTTGCAGTATCAACAGTAGAAGTTAAAGTAGCTTCACTTGTCTCTCCAAAAGTTACATTTATTCGTACATATTCTGTAACACTGCTTAATGGGGCAGCAGTAATGTTATCAAAAAAAACAGGAACAGAAGGTGATAATCCAGAAAATGCTGTAAGTATTGGATTCTCAATAGCTGCTCTAATTGCCTGGTAATTCATAATGGTTTATATGCTGTGTTTACTCCTTTTCTAACGGCCTTTTTAAAAGCACCGCCTTTAACATATGTAGTATACCAATTAGCTTTTGCTGTACTTTTTCCAATACCAGGACCGACAAACTCACCTCTAAATATCGGTTCATTTCCTCTGGCACCCTGTTTTACAACCTTTCCTATTGGTGGAATTGGCCTGCCATCAGAAAACATATCTGGTCTAAATTTACCTCTTTCTAAATCTAGAGCTTGCATTACATAATCAGTCTGTGTATTAAAAATTCTAATTATTAATTTACCTCTTAAAACATCAAAACCAACCATTCTTGTAGGCAGTAATTGTGGAACATCAATTCTGCTATAAGGATACTCACCAGATCTTGACCCAGAACCAGACGCAGAACCTACACCTTGAGCTCTCCAACTATCTTTAAATATTCCTGAATATTCTGGTCCTCTTTCTGCTAAATCATTCATTACATTTGCTGCTGCGGTTCTAGCTCCATTAACAACTCTTCTTATAGTTGCATCTTCATTTCTTTTCAAATCTTTAAAAAATTTCTTAGCTTTTTGTCTTGGACTAAGCATTATTGTGGCCTCACAACTAGAGAGTGATACACAGGTTGATCTCCTCTATATGTTCTTATTGATATTATCTTAGCCTCTACCGTTGCACCTGCCTGTGGATACTGAACACGATCTGCTTGTGTAGGATAATAATCTCCCAACTCATTTGCACCTATTAAGACATTTAAATCTGTTGATTGATAAACACCATCACTTTCACTTGAATTTACTTGTGATATAACACCTTTTACAGTTACGTTTGTATCAGATCCTGTCACAGCACCAGTTGTAGGATTATATGTACGAGGTGTTGTCGTCTTTATATATGTTATATCCTGTCCAAACTGTGATAAAACCTGTGCAGGAATAGAACCAAAAATATCATCTATTGCTGCCATATCATCCTCTCATCACTCTTACCTGATAGCTTCCACTACCACCAGAACAATACGCCCCAAGATAACTCTGTAACCAAGGATAAACGTCAAAGATATTATTTACTGTTCCTGTACTTTGTGATTTTTCATTATATTTAACCTCAAGATCACCAATCTTCACTTCAGCAGGTACACCTGCGGTTCCAGTATTACCAGTAATCGCATCAGTATCATTTGCCAACGCTCTCGCTAATTCATATTGTGCATATTTAATGTTGTTTGGAATTGTTGAACAAGTAAGTTCCACATCATCAACTTCATAATTATTTCTTGGAAACTTTAATGCCTGACCATTATCACATCTATCTCCATAAAAAACTAAATTATCTATTTCTCTTGTTGCTGCAATCAATGCTCTATTCTTTTGATCGTCTGTTTTATTTGTCCAAGTGCTTGAATCTGGTACGGTTTCAAAGTAACTGTTAGCTTCTGCCAAAGTTACATAACTATTAGAAGTCGTTCCAGAAATATTAGCGTTTATAGTGGCTGCCACAATTAATAATTAAATTTAGTTTTATTCTAGCGTAAAGAAAAAACCCCACCAATATTTGATGAGGTTTGTTCCAAGCAACTTAATAATAATATTAATAAGTTGATGTATCAAGAGGAGAGTTAACTGTTAACTGTACCAATGGAATCAAGTCAGCATCGTATGTGATAGCCCACTTGTTAGCTGTAGCTAAGTTTGCATTAGTAGGGTTGTCAGCAGCATCATTCCACTTAGTACCCATAACGTGATACGCAGTGTGATAATCAACAGACATAACATCCTGCTTAGAAAGAATGTTTCTTTCAGCTTCAATTCTTAGTGCCTGTTGCTGTCCTTCAAGAATTGTTCCTGCTGTTGTTAAGTAGCAGAAGAACTCTATCTGATGACCACTTGAGCTTGATGGAGCAACTGTATTAACAGCAGAGTCAACAACAACGGTGCAACCAGCAAATTCACCAACGGCTCTTTCACTGACACCAACTCCACCACCACCCCACTGGATACCTGTTCCAGTAGATAATGCAGAAGTAGAGAATGTTAACATTCCAACCTGATACAAGTAGTAAGCAACTGTTGGGTGAACAATAAGGATATTAAGATCCTCACCTCTTTCTCCCAAAAGATTTCTTGCTCTTGCAATAGTAGAAGCTGTTAAGAAGTTAGCTTCTGTTGCACT